GAAATGCACAGACAAATTGCGCCTATCTAAAACTCGTTGACACGAATGTGACGAAAGACACGCATCCCAATGATTAACAAATAATTTGGTAGAACGTTCCGTTCTTCCGCTATAATCGTAATAAGTACCAGGACGAGCAGCTAAGCCGCCTTCTTCGGACCACAGCACAACCTTGTCCCACTCAATAGGGTAAAATTGGCTATTAAAAACAATATAATCAGAGTAATACGGATCTCCTGAAGGTTTGAATTCATCAATTTTTGATTGTCTTTCTGTCCAAACTCGTCTAAAAGTCGAAGGACCGCAAAGCCCATCAGAAATTAGTCCATATGCTTTTTGAAATTTTTTAATTGCTCTAACCAGCATTTTATCAAAATAGCGCTCACCAAACCAAGTTGGCTCCCAACCTAATTGTGTGGCAGATGATTGATTATAAAAGTTTTTATCCATATGTTATCTCTCTTTCTCTATGACGCCCACGACATAATTTTCTAAAACAATGTGATACATGTTGTCATTTATTTCTATTTCTTCCAACATTTGGGTATTAATAATTAGTTCGTCATATGGAGAACATTCAAAATTTACATCATCAGCTATGGCTAAGATTTGAACTATTGAATATTTTTGTTCTGGTTTTTTGTAATCTTCTGGAAGTAAAACTAAAGATGATTCATCCAATTCTTTAGTAGTAGGAAGATTAACTAAAATATGCCGATTAACAGGTCTGAATTTATACTCTGTATTCATTTCTTCTCCTAAATTTCACAATATTGGCCATCACAAAATTTAGTACCAGAACCCTGCTGTTCTACATCAAAACGCTGAATAGTGCGTACGTCCTTTATTAGCTCTTCATATTTTTCTTTTGTGATTGGTTCGTAGGGTGCCTGCACATAGCCAGTCTCCTCGTACTTCAAAAAAGAAACTGCCTTGAGGCGCGTTTCATACATCTCCAACGCATCTTTAATCTGATTTGCTTCCTCCGGCTTAAACGTAATAGTAACCGAAACAGAATTATCAGCCCAATAATGTTGATATTGTGCTGCAATTTCCAACTGCTCCCAGATTGAAACATCCTTCTTGCCCTTATAAAAATAGGGTTCGTGTACGGGAAACTCCACGCAAACAGTATTGGGCGAGTAACTATCATCTTCGATATTATAACCCGCGTCCCTCAGCGTATCAAGCAATTTTGAATCTTTGGAAAACCTAATCCTGCGAATATAATACTCGTTCTCTGGAAAATGAATTCCCGGCGATGATCCATTCAACAATGATACCGTCCCCGAGGGCTTGATTGACGTGGTGCGCACCGATTTGGGAATACACAGCCAGTTAGAATATTCTTCGTCCAACGATTGAACGTAAGAATAGGCACGGTCGCACCATTCATACATCTCGCGGCGGCCAAACTTGTTAAACGCCTGCACGACGCCCGATTGAGAAAGCCCAATACGACGATTCTTGAGCATTTTGGCATTAGTCTCAGGCCAATGGGTATTCGACAATGTGATAGTCTTCCCATACAAATATGCAATCTTTAAAGTACGCTGATAATCCTCGTAATTATCATGCTTTGCCGGGAAAGTCTCCACCAAACAACAAAGTTCTGCATCCTCAAGCTGTTGTTCTACGCAGGGGTTAAATCCGGCAACGTTTATATCATCGTATCTCTCTTCATCCTTGAAGCGGCCGCGCGTTCTTGCGTTATTAAGCCAAATATAGCCCGGTTCTCCATTTTTCTGAGATTGCTTAGCATGCCATGTGTAATCCATCCCGACTACGGCATTCAAGGAGTTGTTAGAGCCCCAACGATGATGATAAAGCTTCTCTTGATCATTCTTCATCTTCAAATACTGTCGGTCGTCATGGCGACCCATCGCCAAGGCGGCTGAACGCCGTACGTTGCCGGCAACAACACATCGACCAATCAAATTTTCAGTGTCTACAATATCTACAGAAGTTATAGTTTCGCCAATTTTGGAACTATAAAGCTCAGCAAGGTTCTCGTGTAACTCCTTGAGGGGTCCAGATCCCGATGAAGTACCCCCGAAGCCGTGAATGGGGGCGCCCTCTGGGCGAATAGCAGAATAGTCAAATCTAGGAATTTTTTGGCCGAAAAAAAACCCGTCAAGCAACATATGGACGGAATCGACCCACCCCTCTCGGGAGTCATCAATTATATGAACATCATTGGTATAGTGGGGTTCTCTGATATCAATACTACCGGCGCCTTCGGTGTCGAACCCCACGCCGATTCCTACCATCAAGGCGTCCATCATCCATGCAAACAAATATCCGCCCTTGTAAGGAAGATCTTTTGTAGAACGGAAAGCACAATTAAACAGGCCGGCGGCAGTTCGCTCTTCTATAAACTTAGTCCCCATCATCCAAAGTCCGCGGCCAGGGGGAGTCCACTTCAAATTAAATAAGCGCTCATAAGCCTCCTTAGCCGTAGTCTGAGCCTTGTTGTCAATCCATTCCAAGCCAAGAAGAAAGACATGCTGCTTCTGCATATTAAACATGCCCTCGATAACACGACGACACGTTTGCCACCACTCTTCAGTGCCGGTAGCCTCCGAATCAAATTCGCTTAGCCGACGCGCATAAGTACGCTTAAAGGTTACATATCCCAATGGTCCCCATGGAACCTCTTTGTTCTTATATGGTTCGATAAATGTGTCCGACAATCTGAATCGCCTAATGTTCTCTAATGTTCTCATGGCGCCCACCCTCTCTTCTTGTTTCTAAGTCTAATGTATTTTTGTTTCAACAAATCGCTTTGCATGGCAGGACTAAGCGTAACCGGATTTAAGGGCACGGTGCCTGACGGCATAATTGTCTTTGGAAGAACCTTAATCGTAACATTAGAAGTGTCCATTTGAATCGGATAAACAATTCCATCCGGGCCATTCCTATTCTTGGCAATAAAAATCTTACCCAAGTTTTTTTGTTTGTCTTCAACCGTGCGAGAAACAGAAAAAATAAAGTCAGCCACAAAGCATTTGTTAAATGCTTCAGAAATCTGCCCCATCGTAATCACTTCTGCGTCTAACCCTGAACGATTAGTCTGAGAGGCGGTCCAAATGGGGCATGCAAACTCAGTCGCCATCGCCCTCAACTCCTCATAAATAGATTCCAGTTCATTCCTCTTTTCTTTGCGAACCTGAACCGGTCTCAGCAAATCGCCGTAATCAACAATCACCATTCCAGGCTTGATTCCTCGCTTTACAAGGCGAGAAAGATGCGCGCGAATGGTATTTGAGGAAGCTGATTTTGTAGGGTACTCCTTGATGATCAAAGAGCCATCAAGTCCCTTAACTTCCTCGTAAACCTCTTCTTTGAAATTGATGATATCGGAAAGCGGATAGCCAGTCAAACAACTATCATAACGATTCGCGATGACGAGATCCTGTAGTTCTAGCGTATAGTGAACCACAGTCTTACCTTCCTTCAGGGCTTGCGTTCCGAGATGAACCAAAACCATCGATTTGCCAACACCAGTTGGCGCGATAACAACGCCTAATTCGCTCTTGCCAAGTCCGCCACCACAAATCTTGTCCACATCTGCCCATCCCGTAGTAACCGGTTGGCGATGCTTAGGAACAAAACGCCTTTCAAAGTCGACCAGATAGTCATAACCAAAATTATTTTCCGACCCAAGCTTCAGGGCTTCGTTAATAGTCTGAGAAATTTCATCAAACGAGCAATTCTGAAGCAAGCCTACTGATTTGAGCATCGCCTCTTTGAGCTTTTGTTTACGGCAGAAATCCAGGGACTGCTCTTTGATATAATCGATGTCATCTAGCTCTCGATTGTGAATCTTATGAAAGTATTCGCGTACCTGCTTGCGAACAACCTCGTCTTCTGACTCAAGCTCCGTCTTCAATATTGTAGCAACCACCTCGACAGATGGGTGCTTATTATACTTTGCGCGATATGTCATAATCTTATTGATGAATACGCGCAAGTATTGAAGATCTAAAAAGTTAATATTCAAGACCTCTGTAATCTGATCTGCGAAAGGCCGGTCTTCAAAAATCAACTGAACCAATCCCTCTTGAAAACTCTTCCCATATCTGCCNAAACTAACGTTCTCTGCAGCTGCTAACATTATTTGCCCTCTCTCTTAAAATATTATATCACCATGAGACTATGGTGTCAAGTGTCTTTCTGATGCTCTCGCGCAATTCTATTTAGATTTGTACGCAAGTCTTCCCAGTTCAACTCGCCGAAACCATCTTCCCTCATCATTCCAATAATTTCGGTTTTATTAAAGGTACTTTCAAAGTTTTCAATCGCTTCTTTAACAACCATTTTAGACTGAATTGACATCTGCGGTGCGTATAACTGCATCATCTTATAATTATGTTCAATTAACACCTTTCCCTCTACAATATTGGAAAAGAATTTTAATTTGCTACCTGTTTTTTCGCAAAAATCGATAACATCTTGAATTGTATAAGTTTTATCAGCAGACAAGAAATTCAATCTTTTTGCCACGGTGGCAAAGCCTGCGCCTCGAATGCCTGGAAGATTATCTGAGGAGTCTCCAATGATCGCGCGAGCCAAGGCCATGTTCGTAGGATGAACCCCTGTCTGTTCCACGATTCGTTGCTTGTTAAGAAGCTCTTTCTTGGTTGGTCGATAAAGAACCGTCTCTTCATCACATAGTTGCATGAAATCCTTATCATTAGAGACGATAATCTTTTGCCAACCCTTGTAATATTCCATCTGAGTAATATATGCAATTACGTCATCTGCTTCAATTTCAGAAATAATAGTTTGAACGATGGGCATCTGGTTTAAATATTCCATCACCCTTACTTGCTGCCAAGTTTTATTCTTTTGGACTTCGTTAACGGAGAGGTTGTTATAGGCCCTATTCAGGCGTAGCGGCTTTCTCCCCGCCTTATAATTCTTGTCCATAATCTTGCGCTTTGCTGAACCATTAGGCCCATCCCAAATTACAGCAATTTCATCAGGCTGCGTCTCGCGCACAAGCTTCTGTAGAATTTTCATAAACCCTTTGATGCCCCCAATCGGCTGTCCATTAGAAGACAGCGATGGATCCACAATATAGGCTCGCAGATAGGCGTTGAGCGCGTCTATGATCAATACTCTTTTATTCTGCGTCATCTTCTCTCCAAGATCTATTAGCAAGAATTTCTGACATTAAAAAACCCCCTGATTGATTATTAGTATATCCGATCAGGAGGTCAAAGTCAACAACTATTTTTAATGACAGCGGGTGTCAGCCGGCTGCCAATGTCCCGGCACATGCCTTCCGCTTTCATGATGGTGCGGGGGCACCCAATGGTGCTCGCCATGAGGCTTGGGAGGGATCTTTTTCGCATGAGGCTTGGGAGGAGCCTTTTTCTTAGAATGGTGATGATGGTGTTTGGGAGGGGGCTTTTTCTTGTTGTGATGGTGCGCTTCGGGCGAGCTTGGAGGGGGGCGATGATGGTGGTGGNGTTCCACTATCACGACTTCCTTGCGAGTCTCCACCACAACCTCGGGTTGTGGCGGCACTTCTTCCGCCGCCGCCGATGGCTCATAATGGCGCATCGCGCAACCCAACAAAACCAAATACAAAGACATAAGTTACTTATTCTCCTGTACGCGGACCGTCAAATCATCAGGCTCAGAATAAAAGTCAGCGGCGTTTCCTTGACGAAGATCAAACTTCTGAACTATTTCTTCGTCCATTAGACGCACAACCTTCTCTTTAAATTCACTATCCGTTGTAATTATCTCAGTCCACTTAGAGGGCTGAAACTTCTTGATGTATCCACAGGGCATCGTCAAAGTATACCATGCACCAGCCGACGTCAGACACGATGAACTCTTAACGGCGTCAAACCAGCTTTCTTCATCTCGAATACCAATCTCTTTGGTACCCCAGAGAATGCGGAAGGCACAAGACCTACCCTGCGTCCCAAATCGGGACTTCTCCAGTCGAACCTTGACTTCGGATCCAATTCGAAATCCCTTATCATCCTCAACGAACGATGACTTTGCTTTGCGTCCTGTGAGCCAGATACGCAAAGAATACGAATAGTGCATCGCTTTACCTCCTGGTGTCATGTACGGAGTGGTCATTGCTATGATGCGCGCATTAGGTCCGCTAGGGATATTCGTTTTAAGCTGGTTCAACACCAACAGCGTAGCCTTCTTATCCGCAATCGGGATAACAAGCTTCGACATTCCCTTCGCAAGAATGCGTGCCTTCACGGCCATTGAGGACTGTGGGTTGAAGTCTCCTTCAACATCGGATACCGATGGCGTGAACGCTAGTGAATCCCACACAAACAGAAGTTGTTCGTCCGTTGCTCCAAGCAATTCCTCGATAGTCTCAAGAACGAACTCAACAGAGGATGCTTGGATGTACATTAAACGCCCCAGGTCACACCCAGAGCCCTCCAAAAAACTAGGATCAATGGCAGACTCAGAATCAAAATATACCACCATCTTGCCCTGTTTCTGGGCATTGGCGGCAATTTGTGCTGCCATGTAAGATTTGCCTGTCGATTCAAGTCCAGCAATTTCTGTGACCTTCCCGACTGGAATTCCCGATACCCGTCCTTTGGAGATAATGCAATCCAACCAACGCGAGCCAGTAGGGATCCACTCCTTCACTTCGGTGGGATTTTCGCCGGTTAGATCGTGAGCCACGCTCCTTCCAGCTTTCTTGTTGACAAGCTTCATCAGGTCTTGCATTGAAACACGACCAGCTTTCGTTGTTTTGGCTTTTCTAGCCATTTATTCTCCGGTTTTTATGATAAAGGGGGCAGACTATTTTATAAACCGGCCTGCCATCGGCACCCTCAGAGTCTACTTATATTACTTGCCAGTCATTAACTCATCGAACGCACGGTCAACATCGCTCTTACCGTTGGCGGGACCATACTTGGCAGTCTCAGATGAACGTCCCTCTGCGGAACCATCGTTAGAAAGTTGTTCATCGAGAATTGCGTCAACCTGAGCCGAACTAAGACGATCCCAAAGGGAATCAAAGTCGGGCATACGATCAAGAAGGGCAGGGATCGCTTCAGGGTCTTCAAGAAGAGTAGACGTATTACGACGCATCTTGAGACTCGTTTGAGGATAGGCACCCGGTTTAGTGGGCTTAGTGTATGTCAGAGTAATGTCGGTGCCTTCATCAGCATCTGTGATGTCGCCATACTCCGGATCGAGGATGTAGCCAAGAAGCAATTCGTATGCGGTCTTTCCATAGCCGTACACTTTAATCCCCTCGTCCTCTCGACCACGAATCACCACGGGTGAAAAGTATCGAGTGCGAACGAAAAGGGACTTGGCGAGCTTCTTACTCTCCTCGTCGTTATTGTCAACTCCCTCTCGCCAGAGTGAGGAAGCAAATTCACAGATTGGACATTCTTCGCCGAAGTTTCGCTTCGGACAAAGCACGCCGCCCCTGTGATTTCCCACGTTATAGTGGAAGAACATTTCCTTCAATGGATCACCGTCGTTAGTCGGCACGATCCGAATGTCCGTATCGCCCTCGTCGGGCCTGAACCAAACAGAATTTCCGTTGTCCTTGTGATCACCGCGCAAAGTTGCGAGCTTGCGGCGCAT